GTAAGTGGCAATTTGTTTCATTCGTTTAATCTCCTGTAAGTGGTAGGTTGTCACGCTAGTACCTGTTGCATATCTTAGCGTGACTCTCGCAATTGTCAAGGTTTATTTTTCCGTCTGATTTCCTAGCCGTTTGAGCGCGACATAATGCAATAAAACGTGGGTTCGCGTCATGTATTTGCTCGGGTTTTCTGCGCTGCGTCTGATCTCGGCGGCGTTTTTACACAAGCGGATTACATCATTCAAATATTGGCGGCGTTTCATTTGTCTGATCTCCAGTTAAAAAAGCGGTAGTGTAGTGTCTATTTGCGGGTTCGCGGGCTGCATTTCGAGGGTAAAAAACGCGGCTTCGTCAACCCGGCGCGGTGCTGGTATCGGGTCAAACCGGCCTTGTTCGCCATTCCAAAACCATTCGGGGTCGGGGATAACCTTTAGCTGTTTAGCGGCGGCCAGTGCTTCGGCGGCGGTTTCCTTATCGGCGCAAAGCGGCTGTTCTTTCCAAATGATGCGCCATTGGCCTCGGCTAGTGGATAGATAACAAGGCGGGGTGATATCGTGGGTCGGTTTAATCATGGTCGGCGGTTTCCTTGGTGAAATAAACTCGGCAGGTATAGCAGTCGGCGAGTAAGCCTGAGACTTCATCTGTGGCAAATTGCGGGGTGAAATCGTGGACTGCAAAAGTTGCATCTGGCAGGCGCCAATAGTCGTACATAAAAGCTTCAAGGTCGTTTTCCTCGTTTCCTTCTAATCCGCTGCAATCCGAGTTTACTAAAGCGGGTATCCAGTGCGTGGCTAACATGATTTCATAATGGTCATTCAGCATGATGCGTTCTCCAAGTGTTTAAATGTGCGGCTAGTTTCCTGTGCCAGCGTAATGGTGTATCCGAGCGCGGCGATAGTGTCAAGCGCGCGGCGCGTCAGTGTTTTGGTTCCTGCTAAGTCGGCTAGTAGTCGGGATTGTGGGCAAGCAGGGTAGGCCGTTTCAAGGCCATAATTTTTGTCAATACGGATAGTGATTTTCATTTTGTGGGTTCCTGTTAGCGGTTTGCTTCTCGGCGGTCGGCAGCATATGCGCGCCGGTATTCTCGGCGAATAATTTCGGGCAGTGCTTCGCGTGATGGACTAATGAGGGTTGCTCCTCGGGTTTGTAGTCGGTCGCAAACTTGCCGATTGTCAGGATATGCGCGGATATATCCGCCATCGGGCGGGCAGTAATACGTGGTCTCTTGGCCGGCGTGCGTCAAGGTGACGGAACCGCAGCCATTTACAGTGATTTTCATTTTAATAATTCCTGATTAGTGGAAATAACTGCGATAAACGGCGCGGGAAAAGTTGCGGCGGAAAGTTGCGCGCAGGTAGTCGCCGGCGTGGTCGGTGTCTTTTGGTATGTCGGTGCGGTAATAATTCCAAAGTGCGGCAGATAAAACGGCGCAGACAGCCTTGCGGTATTCAGTGGGGAAATATTGGCCAGTGCAGTAGTCGAGCTTATAACCCGATTCAGTCTCGCCAATAGTCAGGCGGCCGGAAAATGCACTGCTACTGGCTTGAATGATTTGCTCGGCAGTGATGCTAGACAATTCAACGGCGCGGATTAATTCTCGGGCATTGTGAAGGTCGCGGGTAATGGCGCGGCTTTCTTGCCGGTAGGTCTGCGCGTCGCCATAATCGGCAAAATCTAAGCATGGGCGCTTGTGGGCAAATTGATAAAGCGTGTCGAGTAATTGTTGTTTCATTTTATTGGCTCCTAGTGGGTGAGAGTAAGCCGGCACTGTGGCCGGCTAGTGCGTCAATATCCGTCCGAGTTATCCTCTAAACTGGTAACAAGTCCGTCGAAGTCTTCCGAGCTTCCGAGTAGGCCGGCGAGCATATAAACAGTGTCGCGGTCATATTCTTCGCATAGCGATTCAAGGTAAGCGCGGCGGTCTTTAAATCCATTGGCGGGGTAATCGTTCATGCTATCTCCTCGGGTATATCAGCGTATAAAGTATTAAGTTTTGCATTAAGTGCTGCTAGTTTGCGCTCTGCTACTGGCTTCAAAAATGTTTGATATCCTGATATGTAAGCCTTAAATCCACCGATATAGTTATCTGGATTCCGCTCTAGTATTGAAATTTGCAATTCAATTGCTTTTATCTTTTCGTATGTTTCCGTCATGATGCGATCTCCTAGTGGTTGAGTAATGGCCGGACTAGCCGGCCGATTGATTATTTGCTTGCTACAAATTTGCCGGCTTCATCCCACATAATCCACAGCGGGTAATGTTTATTTGCTTCTGCTATCAGGTCGGACAATTTGCCGGTGCGAGTGATAGTGCAAGTAGTGCCATCGTTTAAGTAGTAACCTATTTTGAATTTTTGCATTTTAATAACCTTTCCTTGTGGTGTTTATCGGGCAGTGCATGAGTTGAATACTAGCATACAGATTGCATTGGTCAATAGATTTGCAAGGGGTTTGCAATAGGTTTTATGATTGTATTTTTCAATCGTTCGCCAGGTTTTGATAGCACTGCTATGAATTCCTGGAAGTTAATAGGCGCTGGCTATTGAGTTTCCTGATTTGTTCCTGTATGCTCGACCGCAAGTTAAACGAGCGCAGCGAGATCGGCACTGTATGAAAGTCACTAAGAGCACAAGGGAAGCATTAAAAGAAAAGATAGGGGCGGAAGGTATCCATAGCGTTCTACGCATCGGGAAAAGAGAGCTAACAGCTAAACAGCGGAAGTTTGCGGAAGCTGTGGCACTGGGTGATACGAAGGTCGGGGCTTATCGCAAGGCTTATGACACAAAGGCTAGTAAGCAGCAACAAGGGCATCAAGCGCACATATTATCGACTCACCCAAAAATTGCGGCACAGATAGAAGCCTTTGCCCTAGCGAACGAGGCTGCTAAATACCGCTCATCTGAGGGCTTGAGGAACCTTGTAATTGATTCGCTCACCCAAATAGTCCTAAACCCCGATGCTAAAGACTCGGTGCGCGTCGCGGCAGCTAAGACCCTCGGCACAGTTGTCGGTGTTGACGCATTCGTAGAGCGCAAGCAAATCACTCATGTTCAGGATAGCAAAGCGATCAGAGATAAGATACTCGGCGAGCTAAAGACCATCACTCTAAACCTTGACGATGCGCTTGACGTTGATGCGACTGCCTTACTAGCCGAGCTTGCCGGTGACGACGACGACCGACCGACCGATGCGGAAATTCAGGGAGAGACCGGCGACCCCCACCCTGCCCCCACCCCCCAAAGCCAGGGTGAGGACTCCCCCCCGCATACACATACAATTCCACCCAAACCCTCCCCTATTTTCTTGGATTCCCAGGATCAATCCACCCTCCCCACAGAACACCCCCCGTCATCATTTAGAACGGATACCCCCGGGGGGGATATATTTTTAGAAAACGAAAAGAGTTAATAATCTTGCATCTATCGGGAACCCGATACATGGTAAAACGACATCTATCGGAAACCCGATAGATAGACACAAAATGACAATATTAATAAACAGGGAAATGACTCAGAAGCGGATGGATAAGACGTTTGATGAGTGTATGGGGATGGATATGACGCCGGCGCAGAGGGAAGTATTTTTATTGATAGATGAGTGGTGGAAGGTAAAGGGGTATGGTCCGTCTATACGGGAGATATGTAGGATTAGGGGAAAGAGTGGGATGGGGAATACGTCGGAGATATTAGACCGGCTAGTGAAGCTTGGCGCGCTGAAGAGGTTAAAGGGTAGTGGGAGATCTGTGAGGCCGGTATATTTGAAGTTTAGGAATCTGGAGTAGTTAGTAAAAAAGAACTGCGTGAAAATGCAGTAGGAAATCAAAAGCGACACTGTGTCGTATTTGGGGGATTGGTGGATTTAAGCGAATTGATAAATAAGTTGCCGGTTGCTGAGCAGGAGAAGCTGTTTGAGCAGGTGGCGCAATATAAGGATGCTGTTGTCCGTGAGCGGGCGCAGAAGTCTTTTATGTCGTTCGTGCATGAGATGTGGCCGGGGTTTATACATGGGAGGCATCATGCTCTTATGGCTAAGAAGTTTGAGGAGATAGCGGCGGGGACGTTGAAGCGGCTGATAATTAATATGCCGCCGCGTCATACCAAGTCTGAGTTTGCTTCTAATATGTTGCCGGCGTGGTTCTTAGGGAACTTCCCTAATAAGAAGGTGATCCAGACATCTAATACGGCTGAGTTAGCGGTAGGGTTTGGCCGGAAGGTTAGGAACTTAGTGGATAGTGAGCAATATGCGAAGATCTTTCCGAATGTCAGTCTTAGGGCAGATTCTAAGGCTGCTGGCCGTTGGGCTACTAATCATGGGGGGGATTACTTTGCTATTGGGGTGGGGGGTACTGTTACTGGTAAGGGCGCCGATCTGCTTATTATTGACGATCCGCACTCAGAGCAAGAGGCTAGGTTAGCCCAGGGTGATCCTACGGTATTTGATAGTGTGTATGAGTGGTACACATCTGGTCCTCGGCAGCGATTACAGCCTGGCGGGGCGATTATTATAGTGATGACACGCTGGTCGGATAAAGATTTGACCGGCAAAGTGTTAAAAAGTGACAACACAGACTGGGAAGTGATCGAATTACCGGCCATTATGCCGTCTGGCAAGTCTTTATGGCCCGAGTTTTGGTCATTAGAGGAGCTAGAAGCCCTGAAAGATGAGCTTCCGGCGTACAAATGGAACGCCCAGTACCAGCAAAAGCCTACCGGAGAGGAAGGCGCGATAGTAAAACGGGATTGGTGGAAGCGTTGGGAGCCAGATAGGCCGCCGAGATGCGAGTTTATTATCCAATCTTGGGATACAGCGTTCACAAAGAGCCAGCGGGCTGACTATTCTGCGTGTACTACATGGGGTGTGTTCCATTTAAACGAGAATGCGGATGATGTGAACATCATTCTGCTAGACGCCTACAAGAATAAGATGGAATTCCCGGAGTTGAAGGACACGGCTAAGCGGTTTTACGATGAATGGGAGCCTGATGCTTGTATTATCGAGGCCAAAGCTGCCGGCGCACCTCTTATATATGAGTTGAGGGCGATGGGGGTGATGGTTTCGGACTATACGCCGGTCAGGGGTAACGATAAGTTTGTGCGTATTAATTCGGTTACAGACTTATTCCGATCTGGTAAGGTTTGGGCGCCGGATACGCGCTGGGCCGATGAGTTAATAGAGGAAATGGCGCGGTTTCCGAATGCTGAGCATGATGACTTGACTGACTCGGCTACACAGGCGCTGATTAGATTTAGGCAGGGCGGGTTTCTGCGGTTAGATTCAGATGAACAGGAAGATGAAATCGGCTTCCGTCGTAAAAAGTCGTATTACTAAGGACAACTATGGCAACGAATATTGATAAGTCGCTTTCACAGGCGCCAACTGGCTTAGAGGCAATGCTTGGTGAGCCAGATATTGAGATTGAGATTGAAGACCCGGAATCAGTACGCCTTAAATTAGAGGGGCTAGAGATTGAGATCGAGCCGGACGAAGAATCAGAAGATGATTTTGATGCGAACCTTGCTGAGTATATAGATGACGGCACGTTGTCTTCATTGGCTGGAGATTTGCTGTCTGACTTTGATGACGACATTAGTTCGCGTAAAGATTGGATGCAGACTTATGTAGACGGCTTGGAATTGCTGGGCATGAAGATTGAG